TGGTTCCCGTTGACCCACGGGAGGGGGGGGAGTCGCACCCAAATGGACCTCTGTGTGCTAGAGGGAGCGGAACTGTCCGCAATTACCATAGGAGATGGGGGAGGAGCGAGGTGGTGGCTGAGGGAGAGAGAGTTAATTGGCTTGGAGGAGGGGGGAGGACAAGCGGAGCTTGCCATGGATTTGGATAGTGGCGGTTGGGGTTTTGGAGGGAGAGCTGGGAGCAGCTGAGTAGGCCAGGAGCTTTGGGCAATCTGTGTAAAGAACAGAGTCCTTGAGCATACAGTTGACCGAGTTCATGGGGAGAGGGATGGTAAGGGGCTTGGTGGCATTGAGGGCGCCGCCAAACGTGTAGGAAGATCCACCAAAGACATTGAGAATCTCGGTGGGCTTGGCAGTGGAATTGTCAGACACCCAGACGATGTTGACAGTGAGAGGATTGGCAATGGCGGCCGCTGTCGGAGTGATGGTGGCAGCGCACTGCGTGAGCCGCACATGGCGGTAGAGAGACGCGAGCTTGGTAATAGCGTTGGCGGAGGCCAGACTGATTTGAGCAGCTGTTTCAGTCGCGCCAAAAGTGGTGGCCTGAAACTGGAAGGGGAGTTCAATAGCAGAGGATTGTTGTGAGTCGGTGGGTGGCAGATGGAAGCCTGGTGCGTTTATGGAGGGCTGAGGGCTTCTGATGATTGCTGTGTCTTCCATTGATCTATTGAGAGAAGGGAAGCAATTCAGACTCCAGTTGAGAGACTTTGGGATTGGAATAGAGGGACGGGAGAGAAGAGCGTGCCACAAGGAGTTCGCGAGCTTTTTGAGGCAGGTAGGAAAAGAAAGCTTGAGAAGCCCAGCGAACTTTGAGAATGAGCTGGAGGATTTTGGACTCAGGGATTGGGTCCAGAGACAGGAGAATTTTTTCCGCGGGCGTGCAATTCCGGCAGAAGAAGTCGTGCACGGCGGACTGATAGGGAAGTAGGTGGGAAGGGAGAATGGAGGTGACCAGGTCGCCAGCCAGATGGCCAGTGGAGAATTCAGAGAGATAGGACAACTTCTTGTCATGGAGGCTCTTGTCATCAACGCAGATCATGAGCTTGGCGAAGAGAGCATACGGGTTGCGGGCAGCGCCATGAGGGGAGACGTAATACCCGCAGAAGAGGGGGTGGGAGGTCCGTTCGATCTTGAAACGGAGATGAAGCATTTTCTTGAGAGTGGGCCAAAGTGGAGAAGGGGGCGGTGTGCCGCAAAGGACGGAGTCATCGCCTGAGATCAGAATGGGGTGGCCATTGAGGGAGTATTGGGAGTAGATGACAGCTAGGTTGTAGTCAGAGTTGTCATCATAAGTGCCCGGCTCGCCAGTGAGGCGCATGCAGGTGAGGGGGCCGAACTGGGTGTCGACGGAACACTTGAGGTGGGAGTGGAGCTGAATGAGAGAGTCCGGGATGGAGAGGCGGCGCATCTTCAAACATTCCAGGACCACAGCCTCGCCGTGTTGGGACTGATCAAAGGCAGTGTAGTCGTTGGCGATGTAGGAAGAGCCAGAAAGGTGAGTTTGGCACCATTGGGAGAGCTGGGAGGGAGTTTTACCGCAGTGGTAGTAGATGTGGGGAGGTCTGTCCTTGGAATCAAAAATGCGTTGGTATTTCTTGACTGGGCCGAGTACGAGAATGATGTAACCGTGCATCAGGGCTAGAGTTTGGCAAGCCTTCCACCCGGAAAAGATGGAAGCGTCGTTTACTTTGTGTTGAGCCTTGGCAAAGATGCGGACAGCAGTTAGGCGCCAGTCAGGATCAGACCTTTGATGATTGGCCACGATGGTGGCTTGAGTCTTGGAGGAGAGTTGAGCGTAATCATTAATGCATATGCACTCACTGAAGAGCTCAGGTTGGAAGGGGAGGACAGAATTGGGGTTGCGCCCATAAGCCAGGCACAAAGAAGAGAAGAGGTGTTGACCAAGAAGTTGATCAGATGGAGTGATGGAATATGGGGAGGAAGAAGCGCGGAATCTGAGGCGTTTCTTGATGGAGCCAGGGAGAAGGGTTGGATCCGAGGCCGGCTTGTGAATTGGTGCCAACAGTGAGGAGGGTTGGCACGAAAGCTCAAAAGGGGCGTCCAAGTATGGGAACTGGTTGCTCTTTTGGTCATTGATGAGCACCTCCTTTAGGTCCGGGTCATGAGCTGGGAGGAAGAATGCGGCCAAATTTTCGAAGGTGTAGCCGCAGATAGCGGGGGAGATGGGGGTTGGGAAAAGATGGTCGACTGAGGAGAAGCTGGAAGAGGAAGGTACTGTGGGCAGGAGGTCCAGATGCAATGGGAGGCGAGTTGGGGGGAGGTGGAGGACCTCCAATCGAGGGTCGAGGGTCTCACCAAGGAGCACAGGGTTGGAAACTAGGACATCCAGGGAGTGGTTGGTAGGGATGTGAGGGGGGAGGTGGGTTGGCTTAGTGAGACTGGAAAGGAGGCGGGAATTGGTGGTTGGTCGAAAATTGAGGGACCCAGACACAAAACGGTTGGACCGGGAGCGGATGGGTTCATACATTTTCGGGAGGTGAGGCATGATGTGGGGGAACACGTTGTTTAGGTCGATTGTGCCTTGGCAGAGAGCTTGAGAGAACATGTAGTTTGTGCCAAAGCTGTTTGATGCCAGGTGCAGATTGCCGACGAAGTAGACGCCAGTGCGGCTGCGGGTGAGGGCAACAAGACAGTTGTTGGGGGAGAGAAGGTTGGTATGACGATCAAGCAGAATTGTATGGGCCTCGGTGAAGGTGACCCTTCTGGCGCTGATGGTGATAGCGTGGTGGCCCATCTGTTGGAGACTGAGAGCAGTGTTGGTCGCATTGGTGAGGTTTTTGGAATTGGGGGGATGAGATGTGAGGGCTCTCACGAAACCTTCGTTCGTGTTGTGGCATACTACGCCGAACAAGGATGCTATCTGCTTTGGAATGCGGTGGGACCAAAAACAGTAGCAGTCGATGTAAGACTTGAAGCGGTGGACCTCACTTGGAAGAAAGTGATTGGAGCTGTGAGGAGAGGTCGAGTGATACTCTCCTTGGAGAGGGTCACCAAGGATGATGACCAAGGAGAGAGTTGGATCAGCAAGGATGGAGAGATCTAGGTAGCCACGAGGGAGCTTGTAAATCTCGTCGATTACGAGGATCTCGGAATGTTTGAGCAGGCTGGATTCCCATGTGGAGAACCTCCAAACATTTTCAGCTGTTGGTTGCATATCACGCTTCCATTCGGATCGGAGTTCATTAGTGGGGCATGAGATTCGGAAGTCGTGAAAAGGGGAAGTTTGGAGGAGTTTTTGGATGGGGTGGGTCTTGCCGCAGCCTGCGAAGCCGGCGATGTGGATGAGAGAAACTTCGCGAGGGGCAGCGACATCTATGAGAGAGTCGAGAGTGGTCAGTTTTTCACGGGGGGAGGGACCCTTAGAGGAGTCAGTGAGAGAAGACATGATTCCATCAAAACCATTCTTCATGTTGGAGATGAGGTTTTTGGCATGGGTGATGGAAGATTCATGCGCGTAAGCCTGGGTGAAGGGGAGAAACTCGCCGTTCAATTTAAACCGCAGAGCTTGTCTGACCAATCTGCTGTTGGTGGGGTTGCAGCGAGGAGCAGAAGCGGCAAGTCTAGGGGAGAGAGAAAAATGAGGAGGAGGGCCTGGTTGATAGTGGATGACATAGACGGTAGAAGAGGAGGCTATGCCGTAGTGATAAACTCCTGAGGGGGCATGGAGAGTCACAGATGAATGGTAGATGAAGCAGAGAGCTGTGAGAATGTCAGTGGACAGGCCAAGTGTCGAGACTTCAGGATTTTGGAGTTGGGAGTCAGGAAGTATTGATTGCAGGGACAACCAAAGATCTGACTCAGAGTGTCCTGAAAGTTCAGAAAAGCAGGTGAGTAGGCAATTGAGTTTTGGATGTGAGAGAGAAGAGGGGGGGACATGCCGGGTCCGTGTGAGAAACTCGGCTGAAAGAGGAAAGTAGTCAGCCGGGTGGAGAACGTGGAACGGTAGGCAAGGACCCACAGCAGTGGGGTCATCAGCCAGTGGGGTGAACGGATGGGAACTGGGGGGGGTGGGATTGGCGTAGATGGAAGGAGTTTTGGCTGGGACCAGTGTCAGGGCCCCAGAAGGAAGAGTGGTGGAAGAGGGGAGGTCTGGGTTGTGGATAGGATGCAAGTTCGCTTCGGGAGGGACTTGCTTCAAAAGTGATGGGTTACCGGGTGAGTCGGGAGGAGGGACGTCTGGTGTTGGGCTAGGTGTGGGGGGGTTGAGTGGAGTGGGATGTTCAGCAGACGTCATCGCAGCTGTGGAAGGGAGTAGCGCACTGTCGCAGGCGCAGCCGTTCAAGGGCGATGGTTCTCTTGTGAGGGGGGGGTGTATCAGGTGGGGGGAAAGGGTCGGTTCCTGGAGTGGAGGAGAAGAGGAGGTCGAGGGCTGAGGGGGGAGGGGGATAGCATGGAAAGCGGGGGGGCGAGGTGCAGGATTGGAAGCTTGAGCTTGAGTGGGAGCTGGGAGAAGGAGAGGGAGGAAGGACTGGGCTTGAGTCACATGATATGACTGCAGAGTCCAGGAAAGTTCGAAGCGAGAGGGATGAAGGTGAAGGTGATAATTGTCGTGGAGTTGTTGGGGGGTCTGTGCCTGGAAGAAGTGGATGTAGATGGTTGGGGAGGAAAGGAGGAGGGACAGTAGGGGAAGGACAATTTTTGGTTTCGGAATTAGAGACATCAGTGGCAAGCGCTGAAGCTCTATCCTGGGCCGAATGGGGGGAGTGGGGAGGAGGGAGTGGGAGTCGAGAAAGTGATGTAGTTTTGTGACCCAGAGTGGGAGTGGGCGATTCGGGATCGCAGCTCCTCTCAGCTGACTGGGTAGGATTGAGTGCAAAAGCCGTGGTGAGGACACCGAGCGGCGAAACAGAGAAAGTAGCCGAGGGAGGGGGAAAGGGGTGTTGAAATTGAATAAGGGGAGGAGAAGAGGTGACGTGGTAAGGAATGGGGTGAGAGCCAAAAGATAGGCTCGCCAGTGTTGGGCGAAGTGGAGCTTTAACCTTGCCACGGGGGAGGAGAAGAAGTGGTAGCATACTTGGGGGCGGTGGGGGGCATTGACAGACAAGGTCTGCAGATTGTCCCACGCGTTTGGAGTGACCCAAGCGTGCTCGGGTTTGTTGCTTTGAGTTCGCACAAATCCGGCTGGGTCGGAAGTGCGAAGAGTGCGGACTGCGCGAGTGTAGGTGAAGAGAGCGTTGTAAACGCTTGTTGGCACTAGCCGGTGGCGGAGAGGTTGGCGCAGAAAGGTGGCTTGTGGCAGTTCTACGCAGTCTGGAATTCGGAAGGAGACCAGGCTGAGTTGAGGCTGCTGCAGTTGGAAGAATAGCTGGCTTGTCTGATGCAGCAGTTGGTTTTGGGAGTTGGGAGTTGTTGCACGGGGAGGTTGATTTGGCAGGACGGGGGGGCGTGCAGAGAGAGAGGGCTTTGGTGGTAGGCCTCGCTGGATCAATATGGAGTGGACTGGGCCCCAAGATTCCAGCTTGGTCACAGACAAAGCGAGGGAAGGCGAGAGGATGGAGGAAATCTTCAGCCAAGATGGGGCTTGGAGGGGCTGATTGTACGAGCCGGAGTGGTGATTCTCCGGGATGTAGTGGAGAGTCTGACCTGAGATCTTGTAAGTGTAGATCTCGGGGAAGAGAGAGAGATCTGTGAAATGAGACTCTGGAGGCACTATGAGACTGCAGTACAGGGTCTCGAGTGCGGGAGACTGAGTGAAGAGATCGACGATCTGAGCTGGAGAAAAGTACATCAGAGCATCGTGCATGAAGCAAATTGAATTGCTTGGAAAAGTGAGTGAGGTGGAGGGGTAGCGAGTGGTGTCGGCGGCAGTGAGTCGAAAGTTGATCAACTCTTGGAATTTTGGGTTTAGAGCCGCAAGTTTTTGAAACTTGGACGGTTTCATGAACATCACAGTTGAAGGCAGGCGAGCGAGAGCATGCCAGTGATTGAACAGGAGAAAAGTCTCGACTGTTTTGTGGATTGGGTGGGGGTGGGGAGTGACTCCGAGGCCGGAGTTCGGGATGCCCCAGGATAGAAGGTGGGGAACGGCTTCTTTGGGAAGGAGCCAGGGATATAGGGATAGAGAGTCGCGGAGAGGTTCCACGACGGAGTTCAGAATTGGATTTGTAGAAGCATCTCTGTGAGTAGTTGAGTTGAGAGCTTCGAGAGCAGACTGAAAGGCCATGAGGCATTGACGTAGTGGGTTCTAGGAAGGCACTAGTCGGTTCAGAAATTTGGACAGGAAAGTAAAAGAACTAAGGCTGATAACAGGGTTAGTTCTGGTTCTGATTAC